CGCCTCGCTGCCGGACGCCGCAGCAGCGCCTACAGCGACGTTCAAGGGCTACGACGAGAGCGGGGCGATCTACGACGTGCAGGGCGGTCCGTCAGACGGCTCGACGACGCACGCGGCCGGCCTCGAGGCGCTCGGGATCGCGACGCCGGAGACGCCGCCCGATACCGGCGAGAAAGTCAGCGGAGCCGAGCTCCGGCGCCGGGCGATCGAAGCGCGGCGACCGGAGTCACCCCTCGGCCAGGCGATCGTCGACGCGTTCAACCACGGACTTGACACCACAGGAGCCGACGCCCAGACTGAAGGTCCCGATGCACCCGATCTTGAAGCGCGTGGACGAACTGATGAAACGCGGCGCGCCGACACGCTGGGCGTTTCGCAAAGCTATCCTCGAGAACGCGAGTCACCCGGCCAGCGTGCCCAGCGCACCGCTCGGCACTACGCCGCCGTCTTCGCCGACCTCGCCGATGCCGCTCGCACCGTCGACCCCGCCGTCGACCTCGGTGCACTAAAGGCCGAATTCGACTTCCGCCTCGACGCGATCCGCGACCGGGACGAAGGCGCGCCCGATCCGAAAGAGCTGCTGCGCGACGTCGCGAAGTTGGGCGGGATCAATACCGTCGACTCGACGTTCCCCGGCGAAGTCAACTGGCTGAAGGACGGCGTCAAGTTCGGGCGCATCGCCGGGATCAACGTCCTCACGCGCGACGGCGTGTCGCTCGACGACATGGTGACGCAGCTCCGGCAGGACCAGAAGTATCAGTGGATCGAAACGGCGAGCGATCTGCTCACCGCGATCGATGAAGTCCAGCGCCATCCGCAGCCGCTCGCCGACGTGCTCCCGGGGACCGACGAGCTCGGGCCGCTGGCGCAGATCGATCCGAACGTGAACTGGTGGGCGGACTCGTGGCGGCCGACGCCGGCCGAGGCCAGCGACGCCGCGGAGCCGGCGGGCCCGGTCGATGACAGCTTCGACATCGATCGCTTCGATCAGCCGGGAATACAAAAGATTCCTGGGGACCTGCTCGACACGGGCGAAGTGCAGCCGCGGCTCCCCGGCGACGCCGGCGCCGTGCGGGATCAGGACGTCGCCACGCCGCAGCTCGAGGCGCCCTTCGCACTGACCTCAGAGGTCGCGAAGCCCACAAAGGACCGACAGGAGACGCTCTTTCAACCGCGCAAGATCGAGGACGAGCTCCAGCAGACGGTCCCGATCCCGGACACAGTGCCGGTCGTCGACTTGCCAGTTGACAAGTCCCTGGTGGGGATGACTCGCACCGAGCTGAAGGCGCGGGCCGCTGACATTGTGACCGCGCTCGACCCACCGGTCGTCACGACGAATGCCCACACCGGCTGGGAGGTGCGGGTCGCAAGGGAAGCCCTGAAGAAAGCCGTCCATGAAGCGGTACGGCCCGAGCAAGTGATCGGGCTCGCGCATCTCGATCAAGTCATCGATCAGGGGGTCTATCTACGGAGCGCGCCGGATCGCAACAGTCCCGGCGGCGTACCGTACGACTATCTGTACACGCCCTTGAGGGTGGACAGCGATTGGTACGTCGCGAAGATCACGCTGCGGAAGGGCCAGGAGGGGAGCGACAGAGCCTTCTACGCGCTCCACGCGCAGAAGGTCGAGGCGCCCGCCAACCTTAGTTCGAACTATACATCCGATGCTGCAGGTGGGCCGCTCGGCGGCGGGACGTCTCTTAGTACATCGGACCTGCTGGGGTTTGTCAACGAGGCCCGTCAGACGACCGAGCAATTCCAGCCAGGCGCCGAGGCCACGCCGCCGCGCGCCTCGATCACCATCGGCCCCGACAAGCAGGTCACGATCGATCTCTTCAAGGACAAGGACCTCACCTCGTTCTTGCACGAAGGCGCGCATCTGTTCCTCGAGGTCCAGCGCGATCTCGTCGAGCACGTCCAGACCCTCGACCCGGCGACGTTGACGCCTGGGCAGAGCCGGCTACTCGAGAACCATCAGACGCTGCTGCGCGAACTCGGGATCGAACAGCTCGCCGAGAAGGGGACGCCGGAGCGGACCGCGCAACACGAACAGGTCGCCGAATGGTTCGAGCGATATCTGGCCGAAGGGAAGGCGCCGAGCCTCGAGCTCCAGCCGCTGTTCTCCCGTTTCCGCGCGTGGTTCCTCGGCGTCTACAAGGCGCTGCGCGATCACGGCGCCCCGCTGACGGACGAAGTGCGCGGCGTCTTCGATCGGATGCTCGCCTCCGACCAGGCGATCGCGGACGCGGAAGCGCGCCGCGGCCAGCCGGCGATGTTCCTCACCGCCGAGGCCGCGGGCATGACGCCCGCGCGCTTCGCGCTCTACCGGGAGGACATCGAGCGCGCGCACGCGACCGCCCAGCAAACGCTCGATCAGCAGCTTCTCGCCGAGGTGCGCCGCGAGCAGACCAAGCAGTGGAAGCAACAACGGGACACGACGCGGGCGCAGGTCGAAACGGAGCTGCAACAGCAGCCGGTCTATCGCGCGGTGTCAGCGATCCGCGACGGCACGCATCCGAGCGGCGAACCTCTCGAAGGCGTGGAAGGGCCGCTGAAGCTCTCGCGCAAGGACGTTGGCGACGAGCGCGCGAAGGGCTTACCGAACGGCCTGACGACGCGCGACGGTGGCCTCAGTCCAGACGCGGCGGCGGAAGCGCTCGGGTTCAGCAGCGGCGACGCGCTCCTGAAGGCCATCGAGACGGCGCCCGATCTCAAGACGGCCGTCGACACCGAGACGCAGCGCCGGATGCTGCAGCAGCACGGCTCGCTGCTGCTCGATGGCACGCTGCCGGAGAAGGCCGACGTCGCCGTCGCCAACGACGATCGGGAGAAAGTAATCCGCGCCGAGATCGCGGCGCTTCGCGCGAAGGAACGCGAGGTGCGGCCGTTCGTGCAGGGCGGCGAGGACGCGCTCAAGGCCGAGCAGAAGGAGCGCGAGTACGAACGCCGCTGGACCGAGGCCGAGACGAAACTGCGCATCGCCATCGCCGAGGGCCGGAAGCAAAGCGAGATTGACGCGCTCACCACGGAGGTCGCCAGCCTGAAGCGCCAGGCCCGCGGCGGCGCCGCGACCATCCGCGCCGGCATTCCCTCCGCCGAGACGATGCAGACCGCCGCGCGCACGCGCGTCAACGCGACGACGATCCGCGATCTGAAGCCAGCCGAATTCTGGTCGGCCTCGAGGCGCGCCGCGCAGCAGGCGATCGACCACGCCGCCCGGCAGGACTTCACGAGCGCGATCACCGCGAAGACGCAGGAGCTCCTGACACTCGCCCTCTACCGCGAAGCCGAGCGCGTGAAAGGGGAGGTGGACGAGTCGCTGACGGCGTTCAAGAAACTCGGCCGCCCCGACGCGAAGATTGCCGAGACGCGTGATCTCGACCTCGTGAACGCCGGCCGCGCGATCCTCGGCCAGGTCGGGCTCGGCACCGCGGCCGGTCGCGCCGACACGTACCTGAAGCAGCTCACGACGTACGACCCGGAAGCCGGCGCGCAGATTCAGGACCTCGTCGACAGCCTCACGCCGAGCGTCCGCGACTACAAGCAGATGTCGGTCGGAGAATTCCGGACGATGAGCGACGCCGTGACGGCGCTCTGGGATCTGGCGCGCACGACCGAGCAGATCACGATCGGCGGCGAGAAGCGGCTGCTGACCGAAGTCCGCGCGCAGGTCCTCGACCAGGTCCGGACGTTCAGCGAGCCGCGCGCCCAGGCGGGGAGGCACCAGGCGGTGACCGGCTGGGAGCGGGTGAAGGTGGGCCTGCTGGGTTTCCGCGCGAGCGGGCGCCGCGTTGAGGACTGGGTGACCGTCGTCGACAACGGGCGCGAAGGGCCGGCCCGGCGCGGCATCTACGATCCCATCAACGTCGGGGCGATCGCCTACGACACGGCGCGCGTCGACCTGGCGAAACAGTACGCCGCGATCGTGGAACCGCTCGCCGACTCGCCGCGCGCGACGAAGATCGAGGCGCCCGAGCTCCACTACACCTTTGCCGACAAGCATCAGGAACTGCTCGGCGCGCTGCTGCACACCGGCAACGGCTTCGAGCCGGGGAGCAACGGCGACAAACTCCTGCGGGGCCGCGAATGGGGGACGGTGGGCGCCGATGGCCGGGTCGACACGCGCCCGTGGGACACCTTCATCAGCCGGATGCAGCGCGAGGGCGTCCTCACGAAGGCGGACTACGACTACGTCCAGGCCGTGTGGGATCTCAACGATTCGCTGAAGCCCGACGCGCAGCGCACCCACAAGGCGCGCTTCGGCCGCTACTTCGACGAAGTGACCGCGGTCCCAATCGAGACGCCGTTCGGGTCCTACGACGGCGGGTACTATCCGGCGATCGTGGATCCGTTCATCACGCCGGCGGCCGGCGAGCTGAAGGGCCTCGACAGCGGCACGGGCGGCAGTGCGATGTTTCCCTCGGTCGCGCGCGGGTTCACGCAAACGCGCGTCGACGGCTACGCGAAGCCGCTCATCATGGACGCCTCGCAGGTCCTCACCCACGTCAACAGCGTGCTGAAGTTCACGCACCTCTCGCAGCCGGTCCACGAGGTCGCGCGCCTGGTGCTGCATCCCGCGTTTCGCACGCCGATGGACGCCGTCGATCCGGCCGTCGTCAGCGATCTCCTGCGGCCGTACCTCGAGCGCGCGGCCAGTCAGCAGATGTTCCGCCGGATGGACGGCAAAGCCGGTCGCCTCGCCGACACGGTCGCGCGCGAAGTCCGGACCCGCGGCGCGATGCAGATCATTGCCTTGAACGGCACGGTCCTGGCCGAGCAGTTCACGCATTTCCCATCCGTCGCGATTCACCCCGACGTCGACGGGACCAAGATGATTGCGGCGCTGTGGCGCTTGTCGCGTGAACCGCGGGCGATGGCGGAGGAGATTCACGAGGCGTCACCCTACATGGCGACCCGCGAATCGGCCGGCCTGGACAAAGCGCACGAGGACATCGACCACATCCTGGTCGACCCGAACCCGCTGCAGCGCGGGGCGGCCTGGGTTCAGGCGCACACGTCGGTCCTGATGCGCGGCATTCAGTCGGCGATGGACAACGTGACCTGGAGCGCGGTGTACGACAAGGTCGCGGCGGAAGACGGGATGACGCACGACCAGGCCGTCGCACGCGCGGACTCGGCCGTGCGCCAGGCGCTGGGGACCTATCGGCCGCAGGATCGGTCGGCGCTCGAGGGCGGCCCGCAAACGCTGGCGCTGCTCAATCAGTTTTACGGCTTCTTCAATACGAAGCTGAACATGCTCGGCACGGAGGCCGTGCTCGCCTCCCGCATGGGTCTGCGCCGCGGCTTCGCGCGCGCGTTCGGGATCTACGCGATGGGCTTCATGATTCCCGCCATGCTCGGCGAGGGCATCAAGAACGCGATGCATGCCGGGTCCGTGGCGCCGGGCAAAGTGATCGGCCAGGGCGACGACGACGAGGCGGCGTCGGCCTTCCTGCGCTTCTGGGGCGAGAGCCAACTGAAGATGGGCGCGCGGATGATTCCCTTCGGCGGCGCGCTGGTCGAGACGGCGGCGTACGCGTTCGGGAAGGGGCAAGCGCGCAGCGTGCTCAATGCCCCGGCGGTCGACGCCGTCGTGAACGCCGTGCATCTGCCGGGCGAGCTGTATCACAGCCTCACCGACGCCAATCGCACGCACGCGCAGAACGCGAAGACGATCATCGACCTCTTTACGCTGCTGGGGATGGCGTCAAACCTGCCGCTGCGCCCGGTCGGCCAGGGCATCAACGTCGCCCGCGACCAACTGACAGGCGTCCGGTGACGCTTTCTCAGCTCGACGTCCTCGCCCTCACGATCTACGGCGAAGCGCGCGGCGAACCGGTCGAAGGGAAGATCGCGGTCGGGAACGTGATCCGCAATCGCCTGCGGACGAACCGCTGGGGCGCGTCGTACGAGAGCGTTTGTCTCGCGCATCTCCAGTTCTCGTGCTGGTCGCCGGCCGGCGGCGCCAGCAACTACGCCGCGCTGCAGCGGCTCGCCGCGAACATCATGGCCGGCCATCCGCCGATCGACCCGGTCCTCGCCGAGCTCTACTGGGTCGCGCAGGGGATTCAGTCGGGCGTCTGCCGCGACAACGTCGACAACGCGACCTTCTACTACGTCACCCGGTCGCCGATGCCGGCCTGGGCGGTCGGGCAGTCGCCCGTCGCCGTGATTGAGTCACACAGTTTCTTCTCGGGGATCCGCTGAATGTTCCAGGAACTTGCCACGGCGCCGCCGACGCCCGTCACGCAATCGACGACGGTTCTGTACGGGCTGGCGGCTGTCGCGATCGGTCAGCTTGCCGTGCTCGTCGGCCAATGGGTGACGGCGAGAGGCGCGCGCACGCGCGAGCGCGACCTGGCGGAGACGAATACGGCCGCCGCTGCCGCCGTGGCGAAAGCGTCGGCCGACGCCATCGCCGCCGCGGCCAAGCTGGTCGACGACCGCGCGGAGCGCGATCGGAAATGGCTGGTCGAAGATCGCCGGGCGTTGGCGTCGGAGCTCGCCGCGAAGGTGCAGGCGACGGCCGACACGCTCGCCGTCAAGGTCGCGATCGACGCGAACGAACGGGACGCCGTCACGCGCGCGCACGCCGCCGAGCTCGCGCTGCAGACCCGCCACGAGCAGACGCTCCTCGCGACGACGGTGCGGTCGGCCGAAATCTCCGCGACGGCCGCCGTCGTCGACATCAAGGCCGCCATCGACCAGGTCGGCGACAAGGCGGACGCCGCGTATCAGGAAGCGAACCACGTCAACAACAAGATCAGCGACCTGAACGCCGAGCTGCTGCGCGTGAAAACCAACGGGGACACCGGAGGACCGAAATGATTCTCATTCTACTGATCGTGCTGTTGCTCGTGTTCGGCGGCGGCGGGTACTACTACGGCGGCCCGGAGAACGGCCACTACTACGGCGGCGGCGGGATCGGGCTCGTGCTGATCGTGCTGCTGATCCTGTTCTTCCTGGGCTACCTGGGCGGCGGCCATCCGGTCGCCATTCGCTAGCCGGGTTTCCGGCACCGGAGCAGCAACACGCCGACGACGGACAGGCCCGCGCCGATCGTGATCTGCGCGCGCGCGATGGGACCGTAGACGCCCTCCGACTCCGTCGCGTATGAGGCCGCGCCGTACGCCACGAGACAGATGCCGACAACGATCACGGCTTCCCGCCAGGGCAGCCGGCTCATTGCTTGGTCAGCATGAACGTCCCCGTTTGGTCCGGGCTGCAGTTGAACATGAGCGTGGTCCCCGTGATCACTGAGCCCGTGAGCGTGCCGAGATACTGCTCGGGACAGTGGCCCGCGACGCTCGGCGTGAACGTCAACGTGACCTGCGCGCCATCCACCCCACCGAGCACCGAGCCGCTGTAGTCATGGATCGGATTCGCAAAGTGCGCCTCGAAGGTGCCCGCGAACAGACCGTCGGTCCGTTGGCCGATGAACGCCGTCACGAGGCTGTTGCCGACGATCGTGTAATTCGGCGCCGATTCGCCGGACCAGGCGCCAGACAGGACGCCAGGCGACGGGGCAGTCGTCGGCACCCCGCCGTTCGAACAGGCGGACGCCGCGAGCGCGAACACGAGCAGGAGGACTTTCATGGTGCCTGAGCCTACTCCCTGCACACCGTGCGGGGCCAACGGGCGCGGGCGCACGCCGACGATCGGGTGACTTTCGGGTAACTTGGGGCGTCCAGAGGGGCGTTTTCGGGCACTTTAGGGCACGTTCGGTCACCGGCCCGTGATCGTCAGAATCCGTTGTTTTTCGAATAAATCGTCAATGTTTCTGGGGCTTTTTTAGTGGAGCGGGCTACGGGGATCGAACCCGTGTCCGAGGCTTGGGAAGCCTAGGCACGCTTACGTAACTGCTTGATGCGACTGGCCTTCTTCGGCCTGGGTGACTTTTCGGGTGACTTATTCGGTGAGGCGGCCGGCGCCAGCATCTGCGCCCGCGCCGCGCTGAGCGCCTGCACGGCGGCCCGGTTGACCTCCGCGTTCGCGCCCCGCGCGTACTGCGGCGTCGCGCGCGAGCCCTCGGCGTGGCCCAACAGGCGGCCGACCGTGGCGAGATCGCGCGTCACCCGATAGAGATCCGCGCCGACGCCGTGGCGTAGCGTGTAGAGGTGAATCGGCGTGTCTTGGCCGCAGACCTGGCGCGCGGCGCGCTTGAACGAATGGCTCACGGCGGCGGGGCTGAAGCGGTTGTACGCGTCGGCCGCGTCGAACGCGCGGAAGGCGATCAAGGCCTCCTCCGACATCTCGCAGTCATGCGCGTCCACGCCTTCGCCCTTCTTGCTCGCCGGCCAGAGGAACGACTCGGCGAGCCAGGCCAGATGATGCCGGCGCACGCGCGAGAGGTCGACGGGGCGCAGGCCAGTCGCAATCATCACGCGCGCCACGAGCTTGGCGACCGAGGGCACGCGAATCCCCTTCTTCACGTAGCGCCAGTCCGGCATCGCGTCGACAATCGCCGTGAGGGTCGCGAACGGGACCGAATGATCGGCCGGGATCCACGACTTCGGGCAGGTCGTCGCCTTCGCCGGATTGGCGGCCTCCTCGCCGTCGAGCACGGTGTAGAGCGATACGAGCACCGACCGGCGATGGTAGACGGTCGGCTCGGCGTAGACCTTCAGCCACTTCTGAATGACGGTTTCAAACTGATCCTTGGTGAGCGAGTCCCGCGGCACGTCGCCGAGCTCGTCGAGCCACACCCCGAGCATCCGCGCCGTCTGGTGGACGTAGGGCTGCGCGGCGATCTCGGGCTTGGCGAGAAACGTCGCGATTTCGGCGGCGAGCCCGCCCTCGGTCGGGCCGCCGAAGAGTTCGACCTGTTGCGTGCGCCACGCCTGCATGACGCTCGGGGCGGTGTCGAGGTCGTACGTCTTGCTCTTGAGGCCGCCCTTGCCGGGGTGCACGCGCACCCACGCCCGCCACTTGTCGCCCTTCGCCCGGCGGCGCCGTTCGATCCCGACCCACGCGCGGTTCCGTCCCATCGATCACGACTCCTTCATCGGGAAGTCTTCGCTCGGATCGTCGCCGCGGCGCAGGACCTCGAGCGTCGCCGGGCAGTCGGCGAAGTACGCGCGGACGTGTTCGATGAACGTCAGGGCGATCCGTGTGTGCGAGTCCGACGTCGCCGTGCCGGGATGGCGCAGCGCGAGCTGCAGCAGGCCGGCCAGGTGCAACGCGGAGACGGGCCGCAGGACGAACTCGAGCGGCGCCTCGCGACTGGCGACTTCGCGGGCCATCTGATCCACCAGCGCGGCCTCGTCGTCGCGGTTCGTGCTCATGTCCGCCGCTTGTCGAGGTCGTCGGCCTTCTCGAGGATCAGCGCCGCGAACTGGCGCGCTTCGCGGGACGGCAGCCCCAGCCAGCCGATCGGCTTCCCGAAGGCGATCCGCACGATGGCCTGTTGATAGTCGGCCGCGATCGCCAACTGCAATTCGCCTTCGTCGTCCGGGTCGGCTTTGCCCCGTGGAAAGCGGCCCGTCGCGCCGAGCTTGAAATCCTTGATCTTCATGACTCACCTTCGATAGGCAACGGCTGAATGCTCGCGCACTGCATACAGACGTGCGGTCGGTCCTGGTGCGGACCCTTCGGATTCCAGGCGATGCGCGCGCCGCAGTCGGCGCACGGACCCGTGACGGCGGCGCCGGGCGGGACGGCGTGCGGATAGTCAGCAACACGCCGGCAGATCACCTTGTCCGGTAGTCGATCGACGTCGCCCGCGGGCACCATGCGCCCGTCGTGCGTGATGCCGTAGTACGTGCCGGGCTTCATCTTCATTGCGTCTGCCTTCGGATGAACTCCCGCATGGTCGCGATCACGTCCTCGCGGTTGGCGCTCGAGATGTAGAACAAGCCGCCGCCCTGGCCGAATTCGAACAGCAGCAGATTGAAGCCCCAGCCGTTCGGAAGCTCCGAGCCGATGCGGTCGCCGAGCTCCTGCAGGAGCGGACGGATTTCCGCCGGGTCCGGAATCGTGTAGTTGACGTCCGGCGTCGAGGGCGCGGGCGGCGCCGGCGTCGGGAGTGGCATCCCGCCGGCTGCGGCGAACGCTTCGCACTCGGCCTTCAGCTGTTCGAGTTGCTCGATGCCCTGCTCCTCGGAGGTCGAGTCGTCGCCGATGTTGTAGGCCAGGTTCATCAGGGTGAAATACACGCCTGCATAAAACGCGCGTTGGCACTCGATGATCTGGATCGAGGGCGCCTCCGTCGGGAGCACCTTCGCGCGGTACGTGGCGAACGATTCGGCGACGGTTTCGAGTCTCATCGTTCGTGCTCCAGGGCGTCGAGGGCGACGGTCGCGTCGATCTTCCCCAGCACGCGACGGCCAGACCCGCAGAGCGCGGCGTACTCCGCTCGCCACGGCCCGTAGTGCTTGGTGCGGAAGTTCTCGAGACACGCCTGTCGGACCGTGTAGCAGGTCGTTTTCTGGATACGTCGCGCCGCGTAGAACTCGTCTCGCGCGACGGCGTAGTACACCTTCTGCCCGTCGACCAGACCGGCATCCCAGCAGCGATCGCCTTCCTCGACCCAGGCGTGCGCGTACGGCTCGTTCGGGGCCGTGTGCGCCAACGCGATCCCGTGAACGAGAGTCAACGTGCGATCGAACGCGAGCCGCTGGTCCTGTTTCACGCGGACATTGATGAACTCGAGCGCGTCGTCGAAACACGTAAAGGTCGGATAGATCGTCGACACAACGTCACGACTCCTCGATGGGCAGAATTTCGATCACGCGCTCGAGCACGGCGCGCACGGCCGGCCACTCCTCGACCGCGAAGACGAGATCGCCCGCCGTCCCAAACGTGTGATCCGTCGCGCGCGCGCTGAAGACCCGGCAGTGCATGTGCCCGCCGAGCTGTCGGTAGCGCAGGCGCAGGGCGATCGGCGGCCGGTCGCGATCAGGCGGGAGCATCGGGCTCCTCGCCCGGGGGCTGTGCGAGGGACGCCGTCAGGAGATCGACCGTCGCGAGATCCTCGGCGCTGAACCCCGCGATCCGGTCCGTGATGCGTTGGCGCGTCGCATCGACGACCAACGCCGACACGCACGTCTCGATCGCGCGCACGGCGGCCGGCCGCAGCGTCGGCACGATGACCTGAATCAGATCGACCAACCGCCGTACGCTGGCCTGCACCGCGGCGTCCGCATCTGCCATATCGGGGGGATCCTCTTCACCGGGGAACGCGCGCGCAGGGGCCGATCGGACGAGCGCGAGCCGAGCCATCTCACCGGGCCTCGCGGAGCGCCTCGCGCAGGTCGTTGACGTACGCGCGGGCGCGCCGGTTCGCCTCTGCCATCTGCGTCAGGCGCGCGCGCTGCTCCCGGCTGAGCGAGGCGGCCGACTCGGCGTGCGCCCGGAGCGTTTCCGCGTTGACCTCGAGACAGCGGATCGCGCGCGGCGAGATGTGCTCGAGGACTTGCACGTGATCGATGATCCGCAGGGCACTTGCGTGCGTGGCGTCGAGGGAGGCCTTCGCGGGCGACGGTTTCACGACGAGCGGAAAACGAGCGACAACGACGGTCGGTCGATCAACAGCCATAGCGTGCACGTGCGTCCTCTCTCTCGGGGCGGTGGGCCTGGGATTAAGCCCGCCGCGGCGGGGCCGACGATTTGGTCTTCTTGGCGACGGTCGCGCTCGGCGTGCCGAACGTCTCGAGCGTGTCGAGGTATTCCATGATCGCCCGGGCGTCGCCGGGCACGACGGCCAGGCGCCGCCGCAGCCGATCGAGCAGCGGCGCGAACGGATCGCTCGGGTCGCTCACGGGGACAGGCGTGCCCCGCAAGAGCGCCCGGACGCGCAGCCGCAGGTCGGTCGACGCGTGGTGAAAGAGTTGGGCGACCTCAAAGTCCTCCTCGCGGAGATCCTTCAACAGCGGACTGTCGGGATCGATCCGGTCCTCGCCGACCAGATCGCGCGGCGTGATCTGGAGCGCTTTGGCGAGTTTCTCGATCGTCTCCTGGGTCGGCTGCTGGCTCCCGCTCTCGAGATGCCGGAGCGTCGTGCGCGTGATGCGGGCCTCGCGGCAGAAGGCGAGCCGGGTCGGAAAGAGCCGCTGCCGGCCGAGGCGCACCCGTTCGGCGAACGCCGCCAGGCGTTTGGGGTCCAGATCCACGGCCACATTCTTTGATCGCCCGTGATTCCGGTCAACTTGCGGAACGGCGCGGGGTGTGGGCGGGTGCGCAATGGTTAGTGCCATAACCGTTCTGAGCATCGGAGTATGTCATATGGCTTGACAATGCACAATCGACTAACCATAATGAGCGTGCGATTAGCCACTCGCCACTGTGCTGGCTACGCAGAACGACTAACCATCATGGAACTCAAGACCGCCCGCCGCATCGCGCAGATCAATCAGAAGGAACTGGCCGACCAGGCCGGGGTCGACGACTCGACGATCTCGCTCCTCGAAAACGGCAAGCGCGACTACCGCACGACCGCCTACGAGATCATCGTGCGGATCAGCCGCGCGCTCCATGTCGAGCCGCAGGAACTCTTCCCGATCGACATGAACGACGAGCAGAGGGTCGCGTGAGCGCGGATCGCTGCTACCTGCTGGAGGAGGCGCTGCGTGTCCTCCAGATGCCGCGGCGGACGTTCTACAAGCTGAAGAAGAAAGGGTTGCTGCCGTGCGTCGTCGAGTGCACGCCGCGGCTCGGGCGTCGGCCGCGCTTTCGGGCCGACCTCATCGATCGCTACGTCGCCGGCCAGTTCGGTCAGCCGCGCGCGTTCAGCTCCCATCGGCGGAGCGCGTGAACATGAAAAAGGCTCGGCGAGTCACCGCCGAGCCCGCACCGCCCGCGCTTTGAAAGGAAGCGCGAACCATGCCTGAGCAGAAGATACCAGAGTTTCTCGCCCCCGAGCGCGTCCCCTACGCCAGCGTCACCCTGATCCCGGCGCCGACCCACTTCGTCCCCTGGGACGACTCGAGCGCCTGGGCCGTCGCCGTCTGCGGCCAGCGCGTCCACGCGAACGAACGGACGGAGGGCCGCGCTGCCCCCACCTGCCCGGCCTGCGTCGCCGCGCTCGCGGAAACGACTGAGGAGGTCTTCGGCAACGAGGGCCTGTCGTCGGTTCCCGGTCACAACCCGCGGTACGACCGCGCGTATGACACGCCGCGCGCGAAAGGGGGCAAGTGATGGCGACGCCTCCCGGCACGCCCGCCCCGACCGCGCTCGCGAAGCTGGATCTCCCGGAGCCCGTCGCGCGTCGCGGCATCAACGAGGCGCAGTGGCGGACGCTGATGGGCTCGCTCTATCCGGGCGCGCGCGCCGAGTCCGTGCTGATGGTTCTCGACTACTGCAAGAGCCGCGGCCTCGACCCGATGAAGAAGCCCTGCCACATCGTGCCGATGGAAGTGAAAGTCGCCGGCACCGATCGCTACGAGTGGCGCGACGTCGTCATGCCCGGCATCTACGAGCTCCGTACGACGGCCCAGCGCACCGGGTCCTACCTCGGACACAGCAAGCCGGAGTACGGGCCGGCCGCGGAGTACGCCGGCGTCACGGCGCCCGAGTGGTGCGAGATGACGTTCTATCGCTGGAACGGCGTCGCGCAGCAGCGCATCGAGTTCCCGGTGCGGGTCTACTTCCGGGAGGTCGTCGCGACCAAGCAAGGCGGCAAGGCTAACGCGCGATGGGCGCGCGCGCCGATTCAAATGCTCGAGAAGTGTACCGAGGCGAAGGGGCTGCGCGAGACGTGCCCCGACGAAATCGGGGGCGAGTCCACCGCGGAAGAAATGGACGGCCAGCGCGCGAGCGACGCGCCGCCGGCCGTCGTCGTCAGCTCTGCGGCGCTCGTGAAACCGGACGGGTACGACGACTGGATCACCGACTTGACCGCCGCGGCCGACGAGGGCGCGGCGCGCTTCGATGCGGCCTGGGAAGCGTCCAAGAAGGAGAGCCGCCAGTACCTGATGGCGACGGAGCCTGAGGCGCTCCCGCTGTTCAAGGCGCGCGCGGAGCGCGTCGACGCCACGAAGGACGCGACGGGAGATCTCCTCTCGTGACGTTCATCCCGCTCACCACCGATCAACGCTCCGACGCCTGGCGCGCCGCCCGGCTCGGACGCGTCACCGGCTCCTGCGCGGCGGACATGCTCAGCAAGAACGCCTCGAAGGGCGAAGCGGCCGGCCGACGCAACCTGCGCGTCCGCCTGGTGCTCGAGCAGCTCACCGGGCAGTCGCAGGAAGACCTCTGGATCTCCCGCGACATGCAGCGCGGCATCGAGCTCGAGCCCACGGCGCTGCTCGCGTACGAAGTCGAGACGGGCCGCGTCGTGCGCCCGGTCGGCTTTCTCGCCCATCCGACGCTCATGGCCGGCTGTTCGCCGGACGGCGTCGTCGGCTCGTTCGCCGGCATTGTCGAAGTCAAGGTCCCGAAGTCGGCGACGCACCTCGAGTACCTGCGCGGCGGCGTGCCGGGCGACTACTTGAAGCAGTGTCAGCACAACCTCTGGATCACCGGCGCGGCCTGGTGCGATTTCGTCTCGTTCGATCCGCGGTTCCCCGAGGAGCTGCGGCTGAAGATCACGCGCATCACGATGGACGAGGCGCAGCGCCGCGCCTACGAGTTGATGGTCTGCCTGTTCCTGAGCGAAGTCGAGCGCGAGCGCCTCGAGGTGCAGGGCCTGATCGCCGGCGTGCCGGAAGGAGCGGCGGCATGAAGGAAGCGACCGCGACCGGCCTGCTGCACGCCGGCAAGCTGCGCCTCGACGATAAGGTCGGGTTCGCCGACGACCTGACGCTGGTCGAGGACGGCTCGATCGTGCTCACGGTCACGCACGCGACGCCGAAGGGCATCCGCGGCTCGCGCGCGAAGCGCTACTACTACGGCGTTGTCCTGAAGATGATCCGCGCCGCCAACGCGGAGCCGATCGATGTCGACGAGCTCCACGAGTTCTTCTCGACGCTGTTTCTCGCGCGGCCGATCACGATCGTCAATCCGCAGACCGGCGAGAGCGATACGGTGCAGGCGCCGCGACGGTCGTCGACGCTCGAGGGCGATGCGTTCTGGGACTACGTCAACAACGTGCGCGGCTACGCGCGTCGGTTCTACGCGCTCGAGATTCCCGACCCAGATCCGGCCTGGCGCCTCAATCAGACGGAGGCCGCGTGACGCGCGAACAGTTCCGTAAGTTTCTCGGCGACCCGACTACGGGCCCACGGCTCGACGCGATGCTCGACGACAACGCACGCGTCGACGCGCAGCTCGAGACGTGGAACACCTGCCCGGACTGTGGCTACACCTGGAAAGACGAGACGGCGACACCGGGCCTCGTGCATCGCACCCGGCTCTGTCGTCTCTGCGCGGACATGCGATGACGAAGGCGAAGGGGTCCGCGGCGCACTACCGCGAACGGATTGAGCGCCTGCGGCGTCGGGCCGCCTACCTACGAGCGCGGCTGAAGGCCGGCGGCTATCCCTCCGAAGGCGCGATGCATCACGACCGCGCGGAAGCGTCGGCGCTGGAGTGGGCGATCGCGCAGCTCGAGCCGTGGTACGCGAAGGACGAGGCCGAGGCGCCCGTCACGCCGGAGATCGTCGGGTGAGACGGATGCTCGCGCAGCTCTGTCGGCTCTGCCTCGAATGGTTCGAGCCGCCGGACGAGCGCGACATCGTGACCCAGGTGAAGGAGCGCTGGCGATGACACGTGCAGCCGTCGTGCAGCGAATTCTCGCGGAGTGCGACGCCGCCTTCCCCGGCGCCGATGCCTTCGAGCGGGCCACCGTCGACGACGTCGACCGACTCCGGGAAGCCATTGAGGACGCGCTCGCCGACCTCCGAGAACAGATCGACACGGAAGGGATCGCCTGATGCCCGATCGCCTCGACGTCCATATCTATCTCCATCTCGACGCCGGGGGCTGCGCGACCCTGCCCGTCGATCAGATCCTCGCGCAGCTCGCACTCCTCAACGGAAAGGCGGATCTCATGGCGAAGAAAGAATCAGACCTGCAAACCGATCTCGACACGATTCGGGACGGCGTCGCGTCGCTCCTCACGGCGGCGACGGCCAACGCGCAAACGATCAAGGACCTGCAAGCACAGGTCGCGGCCGGCAGTCCGGTGACGCAGGACCAGCTCGACGCGCTCGCGGCCGAGGCGGACGGCATCGTCGCGACGTTGACGCCGCTCGCGCCGCCGGCCTCGGCGTAACAGAACCACGGCCGGTCGGGGCCGCGCTCGCCCGCAGACGCCGACCTTCTCTGCGGGTCTTTGCACGTCCGGAACTTCAGCAACCGCGAGAGCTGATCGTCGATGGCCTGGATCCGCCTGAGCGATGACTACAACGACCACCCGAAGTTCGACAACCTGTCGGACGGGGCCTTCCGCCTGTGGCATCAGGCGATGGGCTTCTGCCGGAAATTTCAGACCGATGGTCGGGTCCCCACCGCGACCGTCCGCAAGTTCAAGGCCTACACCGCGAAACGGCAGCGCGAACTGATGACGCCCTGGCACCCAGGCGCCGAACCGCTCTGGCACCCGGTCGAGGGATTCGGGGTGCGCGTGCACGACTACGTGGAGTGGAACCTCAGCAAGGACGAAGAGGCGAAGGACCGCGACGCGGCCGTCCTCCGGATGCGTCGGCTCCGCAAGGGCAAGCGTGACGGTGCGCGTTCGGGCGAACAGGACGCCGAACATCAGGGCGCACGTGCGCCCGATGTTCCGGGTACGGGTACGGGTCAGGATCCGGGATCTGATTCTGAAAAGGGGTCTGGGGAAAAACTCTTGCCGCCGCCGTCCGCGCGGTCGCGCCATCCGGTCTTCAAAGGACGCCGCCTCGTCGTCTTCGAGTTCATGCTCGAGGACCTCATGAAAATGCTCGGGAATTACACGGATGGCTTCGGCCTCGACGAGTGGTTCGTTGAGCTCGACGAGCTCGTCGGGCGGACCGATGTCGTCATTCCGCCGCGCGACGGCGGTCAGTGGTTGCTCGCCCAGACGCTGAATGAGGCTCGGCGCCGCGGCCTGGTCATCGCCGAAACCGATCGGTTTTACAACGCGGTGGCCGACGACAAAGTCTGGGACGAGATCCGAAAAGCGGGGCCGGGCTAGTGGTCGACCAGGACTTCGACGCGTTCGCGGTCGAGGCGGCGCGCGTGGCGACGATCTTCCGCTTCCGCGCGTCCCCGATCGAGCTCAAGCAGATCACGCAGGCCTACTTCAAGGCGTTCAAGGGCCGGCCGCTCCCGGTTGTCGTCGCGGGCGCCGAGGCCTGGATCGAGAAGGGCGGCCGGTTCCCGAAGCCGGCCGAGTGGATCGCCGCGATGCCGCGCGCGGGCGTATTGGATCGGCCCCTCATGGGGAAGGCCGAGGCCGCCGAGTGGACGCGCGCGGAGCGGCTGCGCTGGGAAGATCTGCCGTGCGCGTGTGTCGCGTGTCTCGCGGCCGGCATCGATCGGCCGCTGCGGTTCGTGCCGGAAGTCGACGAGGATGGTCGCGATCGGCACGTCGTCGATCCGAGCGGCCGGCTGGTGACGTCTGGACATTGGGCGCACGGCGTCGAGCTCCTGGTGTGGTACGCCGCGAAGGACGCGTTCTACGCCCGCTGCCAGAAGCTCGAGCTGCGCGGCGATCCCCTGACGCCGAAACCGAAGCGCATCTCGGTCAAGGAACGGAAAGACAAGATTTTCTGGAAGGCGCAGGCGACGCCGGTCGTCGAGCGCGAACCCGGCGAGGAGGGCTGATGCGCTTGTTCCTTGGCGTCGATCCCGGCGTGAGCGGCGGCATTGCGATCCTGAATCCGACCGGCGGCGTCCAGGACGTGTGTCGAATGCCGGCGAGCGACGAGGACCTGTGTGACACGCTCGCGGCGTACGGCGGTCGCGAGTCAACGGCCGTCCTCGAGCGGGTGAGCGCGTCGCCGCAAATGGGCGTCGTGTCGGCGTTCACCTTCGGCGTCGGCTTCGGGCGGCTCCGTCTGGGCCTGCGCGCCGCGGCGATTCCCTTCGAGCTCGTGCACCCGCTCGTCTGGCAGAAGGCGATGAAGTGCCGAACGCACGGCGACAAGAACATCTCGCGGGACCGGGCGCAATGTCTGTTCCCGAAGCTCTATGTGACGCACGCGATCGGCGACGCGCTGCTGCTCGCCGAGTACGGCCGGCGCCTGGCGCTCCACGTGCCGATGCCGGCCGACCAACCGCTCTTCGAGGTCGCGCGCTGATGCCGGACTCCTACACGGACGGCGTCGGCGTGTGGCGCTGCCTGACCTGTCTTCACGTGCAACCGTGCGGCTGCCCGCACTCTGCGAAAGGACTCGAGACGATGGCGAAGAAACCGAACGGCGGCGTCCCCCGAGGTAGGCAATCGCTGAACCGACACGACGCGAAGCGCGCGACGCTGCACGGCGGCCGGCGCGGCGGCAAGCAATCGAAGCAGCAGGTTGAGCAGACGCTCGCCGGCCCGCTGAAGAAACAACCGCGCCCGCGCCCATTGCCCGGCATGGAGAACGCGCGCATCCGCGGCCTCGACGACATCTGCACCTCGATCGCGGAAACCCGCGAACAGATGAACGGCCTGCGCGCTGAGGAGACGGGCCTTGAATCGAACGCGCTGAAGCTGATGCGGAAGCATCAGAAAACCTCCTGGCGCCATGCCGGCGTCGAGCTCGTGCGCGTGCCCGGCGAAGAGAAGCTGCGCGTGCGGACGGCGCGCGAACGCACGGCGACCGCGGAGAGCGAGGAAGAACCGGATGTCGAGCCGCACACCGAGCCGGAAGACGCGCCCGACCTCGAGGACACCGTCATCGGGGCGGACGAAGGCGCCGAAGCTTAGCCTCGCCGAAGTCCGCGCGGCGCTGCTGACCCGCAACGCCGACCACGAGGGCGAGTTCTATGTGCTGGTGAACGAAGCGCAGGCGGTCGATCTGGCGAGCGGGTGCGTCCCGCTCGTCGTCGTCGCCCAGGTGCGGACGATGCTCGACTGGCAGGACCAGGACCGGCGGCGCGCGGCGCGGCCGGTCCCGAAGCCGAAGAGGCGATCAAATGTATGAAGCGTTTTCACTCGTTGGCCGTCGCCATTGGCCCGACACCACTGCGCCCTGGCTGGTGGGACGTCACGCTCGCGTGCGGCCATCGCTTCGCGCTGCTGATGGGGTCGCCGAGCTACGCCGTCGTCTCGGATTGCGTCTCGCTCTGCACAGTGGGCGTGCACTGCGCGCGCTGCCGGCAAGCCGCGAAGGAGTCTGATGTACGCCCAACGCACCGACGTCCCCGTGTCGAAATCCCGGGCCGAGATCGAGCGGCTGCTCGAGAGCCGCAAAGCCAAGCAGTTCGGGACGGCGACGGACTACGAGAAGCTCGAGGCGCGGGTGCAGTTCCGCCTGCACGACCGGGTCGTCCGGTTCACGGTCGCGTTGCCCGATCCGAAGAAGCTGGGGAACGGGGCGCGCCTGGACCAGGCGGAGCGCCAGAAGTGGCGGGCGCTGCTGCTCGTGATCAAGGCGAAGCTCGAATCGGTCGAGAGCCAGATCGAGACGTTCGAGGAGGCGTTCCTCGCGAACATCGTGATGCCGAACGATCAGACGGTCGCCCAGATCGTCAAGCCGCAGATCGCGGAGTCGTACAAGAGCGGCAAGATGCCGAAGCAGCTGGCGGCGGCGTCCGAGGACTCCAAGTGAAGACGTCGCGCTCGTGGTGGGAGGGGCTGTCCCGCGACGAGTTCGCCGCGCGGATGAAGGACCGGGCCTCGTGAAGCCGCTCGCCGCGACGGCGACGCACCGTGGCCGCCGCTGTGAACGGTGTCACGACCGCTGGGCGCAGGCGCGCGGGCTGTGTCGGCTGTGCGACCGGGACATGCACGTCCTCGCCTCGAGCCGGTTCGCCGAGGAGCAGGCCCGGCTGACGGCACGGCAAGCGCGGATCGCCGCGCTGCGGAAACCGCCGCCGGCGCCGTTCGTCGAGCGCGAGATCTGCATCGGGCGCGAGCGGTTCGTGATCACGTGGGACGGGAGCTAAGGGACATGGACGAGCAACAGAAGTACTGGCGCGTCGGAACCAAGATTCCGATCAACGTGTACGACGGCGACCGGCCCGTGTGCCAGTGTCAGACGGCGCTAGACGCGCGGCTGATCGTGTACGCCGTCAACGAGCTACTCGAGCGGCGCGCGGCGACCCATTCGGCTAATGACACGCCGGACGCGGTGAACCGCTAGGGTGGATCGTGGGGACCAAGAAACATGCCGCGCCCGCGCGCTCGAAAACGACCCAAGCCACTCGATCTCGCAGCACTGCTGCAGTACTTGCTCGACCTGGGGATGAGCGGCCGTCACGCCCAGAATGTCGTCCTGGCGCTGCTGCGAGCCCGCCGGCGGCGTCGGGCCTGACCTCCGAACAGGAAACCTTCGTGCACGAATACGACAGCAACGGCGGCAACGGCACGCGTGCGTATCTCGCGGCGTACCCGGAAATGACGAGCGCCGCCGTCGCCGCCTCGAGCGCCTGGCGGCTGTTGAGAAATGAGAAGGTGCGCGACTCCCTCGCGGCCCTGCGCGCGGCCCGGTGGAAGCGCCTCGCGATGAGCGGCGACGAGGCCCTGGCTCTGGTCGCGCTCGAGGCCCGTGTTGACCTGCGCGAGCTGTTCGATGAGAAGGGGGAACTGCTGCCGGTCTGCGCCTGGCCTGATAGTGTCGCTTGCTGCGTGAAGGCGATCCGCCCGGGTCCCTTCGGCACGACGATCGTCCTGACCGACCCACACGCGGCGCGCCGGCTGATCCTCGAGCAGACCGGCGCCCTCAAGAATCCGATCGTCGGCGCCGCCGCCTCGATCGCGAAGATTCTCGCCGGCAACTTCAGCGACGAGGACGACGGCGAGTGACGCCCGTCGTCCCGATCCCGCCGACCGTCGAGTGCACCGCGGAAACGAATCAGCCGCGGCGGATCGTGCACGTCGCCGACCTCGAGGCGCCGCTCGCGCGCCTGTGCTGGCAGGCGTCGCCGGCGCCCGCGATTCTGCGCTGCGACCGCGCCGCGGCGCATGGTGGTCTGCATTCCTGGGAGTACCCAAACGTTCCGCATTTACGGAGGGTCTGAATGACGAAGCCGAAGAAGCGACCGGCGGAAACCCGCCGACAGACGAAGCATCGCGAAGCCAAGGAAGCCGCGAAGCCGGCGGCCGCGCCGACGCCCGATACCCCTGATACGGCTGATACCCCTGCGCCTGTGGCGTCGCCGGCCCCAACGAACGGCGGCGAGCCGTCGTGATCATCCTCAAGCGCGACGTCACCGATCCGAAGGAAGCGCCGCTCCTGCTGTTCGCGAACTGGCAGACCAACCCGGACGGCACGATGAGCCTCCTCATGCCCGATGGCACGTTCGCCTATCAGCAACCGAACCAGTACGGCGTGTTCGGGTTTTCGCCGGTCCCGGCCGGCGCCTACCAGCAGGCGCGCATCAACGGGCAGCTCGTGGCGTTCTGGACCCGGCCGCAGGATCCCCCGTTCGTGTACGCCTGGGTGGAGCTCCCGAATTGAATCCGGCCCTCTTCGGATCCACGGCTCGGCGCCCGGTGGTGCTGGCGCGGCCGCCGCTGCCGCCGCTCCCGCCCGGGGCGTACGACCAGGTCCTGCCGTGGACGCCGCCGACCACGCGCGATTTCATGCGCGCGAACGCGTGGGCCGTCACGATCCCCGGCCTGCCGTTTCTGCCGGGGCTCACCTCGAGCGTGCATCCCGAGCGCTGCCTGACGTGGTTCCTGCGCTACTGGTCGCCGGCCTGGCAGGACCGCATTCTCGCGACGCACGCCGGCGACAGCTACACGCACCTCTGGCAATCGGCGCCGGCGCTAGGCGCGGTGGACCCGGTCGATCTCGCGTCGTCGATCGCCGCCTGCCGGCGGGCGAAGCAGGTCCTCCCCTACGTCACGCTGCTGCTCTCGTCGAAGGTGTCGCAGCCGCGCGACCAGAGCGTCGCACAGTGGAAGGCCTATCTGGATCCGCTCCTCGACGCGTATCTGTCGGCCGACGTCGTCGACGAGTTCGTGCCCGGCTGGGAATGGGATCTCTTCAACGTCCCGGGGCCGATCACCGTCGAGGTCTGCAAGTACGTCGGGCAGAAAGTCCACGCCGCCGGCAAATCGTGCTGGCTGCATTTCTCGTCGGAGAAAACATCGTGGTTCGCGCCCGACGACAGCCGCGGCCGCTATGGGTTCTGGGCGGACCTCGGCGCGGACGTCGACGGCCTGCTGTACCAGACGATTCCGTCGTGGTCGATCGGCGACGTGCAGGCGCGGCTCGTCGACACGTTGATCCAGTTCGCCAACCAGGGCCTCGGCCACAAGCTGCGCCTCGGCGAGGACCAGGCGGCGTACCAATTCGACGGCAACCCGATCGGCGCCGAGCATCCCAACGAGGACGACGGCGATCTGCGTGGCTATCTCGCCTGTTGCACGGCAGGCCCGGCGCGCGTGTGGGGTTATGCCGGCGGCGGGCGCCGTCGGGACGGCTCACCCTTGTAACCACAGGAGGCAGACATCATGGATTGGTTTGGACTCATTCGACTGCTCGCGCCGATCATCTTGGAGGCCGCGATCCCCGATAAGCGCGTCGGCGCCATCCTCGCAACCGTCGCCACGGACGGCATGATCGCGGCGCAGCAGATCCCCGGCGCGACCAACGATCAGAAGAAGGCGTCCGTCATGACGCTCGTCACCGACACGCTGACCGGCATCGCGGCCGTGAAGCCGGACCTCGTGCCGGCACCCGACGTGCTGACCGCGGCGGCGAGCTCGGCGATCGACACGGCGATCCAGGTCACGAACTACGTGCGCGACCAGGTGCTCGTGCCGATTGACCCGGCGAGTCTTCCGCCGGCGGCGCCGGCGCCGGCCGTCTAGGCGATGGGCCGCGCACTCCTCGAGCGGGCGCGGGCGACGCTCCTGCGCTGGAAGGCGCGGCCGATCGAGATGGTCCGCGAACAGTTCGGCGTCGAGCCGGACGTCTGGCAAGCCGAGACGCTCAAGCTGTTCGCGGAGCCGTCGACGCAGCGGCTCGCGCTCAAGTCCTGCAAGGGGCCCGGGAAGACGGCCGTCCTCGCCTGGTGCATCCTGAATTTCCTGGGCACCCGCCCGAGCCCGAAAGTGATCTGCACGTCGATCACCGAGGGCAACCTCGACACGAACCTCTGGCCGGAGCTCTCCAAGTGGATCGCCCGCTCCGAGTACTTCCGCGCGGCGTTCGAGTGGACGAAGACGCGCGTCGCGAACCGGGAGGACCCGGACAACTGGTTTGCGGTCGCGCGCTCCTGGCCGAAGAAGGCCGACGCCGACGCCCAGGCCAACGCGCTCGCCGGCGTGCACGCCGATCATGTGATGGCCGTCGCCGACGAGAGCGGCGGCTACCCGCAGGCCGTGATGACGACGCTCGAGGCGGTGCTCTCGAGCTGCGTCGAGGGCAAGGTGCTGCAGGCGGGCAACCCGACGCACACGACGGGCCCGCTCTACCGGGCATGCACGATCGACCGGCATCTCTGGCGCCTGGTCACAATCAACGGCGACCCGGACGACCCGCAGCGGTCGCCGCGCATCAACCTGCAATGGGCGAAGGACGAGATCGCGCGCTACGGCCGCGACAACCCCTGGGTCATGGTCAACGTGCTCGGGCAGTTCCCGCCGGCGAGCATCAACGCGCTCCTCGGGCTCGAGGACGTCGAGGCCGCGATGAAGCGGCATCTGCGCGACGACGAATACAGCCACATGCAGAAGCGGCTCGGCGTCGACGTCGCGCGCTTCGGCGACGACCGCACCGTGATCTTCCCGCGACAGGGGATGGCGGCCTTCCGGCCGATCGTGATGCGGAGCCAGCGCACGACGGCGATCGCGGCGCGCGTGATGATGGCGACGACCCGCTGGGGCGCCGAGCTCATCCTCGTCGACGATACCGGGCATTGGGGCCACGGCGTGATCGACAACCTCATCACGGCCGGCGTGCCCTGCCTCGGCATCAACTACGCGGCGAAAGCGATCAACCCGCGGTACCGCAATCGCCGCGCCGAATTCTGGATGAAGGGCGCCGAGGCGATCAAGGCCGGCGCCGCGCTGCCGCCGATCCCCGAGATGGTCGGCGAGCTCACCGAACCGACGTACACGTTCCTGAACGGGACCTTCCTCCTCGAGGAGAAGGATCAGATCAAGGCGCGGCTCGGGCGCTCGCCCGACCTAGCCGACGCCTACATGCAGACCTACGCCCTCGAGGACATGCCCGGGGACCTGGTCGAGAAACTCAAGGGCCGGGCGCACGCGACCACGGAATTTGACCCGTACGCGTCGCCGCAGGCCGAGACGGACCGGGACCCGTACGCGTGGCCGCGATGAACTGGACTCTCATCTTCGAGTGGTTCTCGTACGGCGCCGCGGTCGGGGCGGCGATCGCCGGCTTCTTCTTCGCGCTCGTGCTATTCATCTTTCTGCTTTGCAAACTGATCGACTTCTTGGAGTTCTGACATGGAGACCACGAGAGAGAAAGCCGGCCGGATGCTGTTCGCGTTGTTCGACGCGGACGACAGCGGCGCCATGACGCCCGCCGATGCCCTGCGCGTCGTCGACGCCATCGTCGAGGCGGTCCGCGATACCAGCGACACGCCGCACACGCGGGCGGTAGCCGCCGATCGCGAAAAACTTACATAGTGCGCGGTGAACCGCTATCCTGAAGCCACTTCGTTTTCCCGGACGTGATCCCGCCTAGCTAGCGGCTGGTCGCCCCAACGAGCTTTTCAAAGGCCCGTGATCTTGCTCTCGAGAGCAGGACGCGGGCCTTTGTCGTTGGGTCGAATGTTTTCAGGAGGTGCCGCCCGTGTCCTTGTTCGGCTCCTCAGCGCCCGCCGGCACACCGGCTGTGCCGCGCGTCGGCTCGCTCGCCCCTGCACCCACCGGCGCGACGACGCTCGCCAGTGGCCCGACGCCGCCGCCCTCGATCGCCGCGACGACCTCCGCCGGCACGCTGGCCGCGCAGTCGGCCGCCGCGAAGCAACGGCTCCTGGCCGCCGCGGGCAATCCGCTCGTCGGCGGCACGCCGATCCCGCTCAATATGCCGACCGCGACGTTCCAGGCCAAGACGTTGTACGGCGGCACGACGAAGTAAATGGCCGCGACTGCCGCGCGCAGGTACGACGACTACACGGACCCGGCGGAGAAGTTCCGCCGGTACGAGACGCTGCGCGCGTCGCTGTGGTCGGAGCGGCAATCGGGCTTCGACGCGCACTGGCGCGATCTCGGCGATTTCCTGATGCCGCGGCGCACGCGCTTCTGGACCAGCGACCGCAACCGGGGCGACAAGCGCAACCAGCACATCATCAACTCGACCGGCCGCTTCGCCGCGCGCACGCTCGCCTCGGGCCTGCACGCCGGCCTGACCAGTCCCGCGCGGCCGTGGATGAAGCTCACGACGCACGACGCGAGCCTCGCCGAGAAGGCCGACGTGAAGGCGTGGCTCTACCTCGTGAGCCAGCGCATGTTGACGATGTTCGCGACGACGAACCTCTACAACGTGCTGCCGCTCGTGTACATGGACATGGGGTGCTTCGCGACCGGCGTGATGAGCATCCTCGACGACACGCGCGATCTCTTTCGCTGCTACAGCTACCCGCTCGGCAGCTACGCCCTCGGGCAAGATGAGCGCGGCCTGGTCACGACCTTCGTGCGCGACTACGAGCTGACCGTCCGGCAGATCGTCAAGTCGTTCGGCGTGCAGGAGAACGGCCGCGACATCGACTGGTCCCCGATCTCGCTCAGCGTCAAAAACCAGTGGGACCGCGGCGACTACGAGCAGCCGGTCAAGTTGACCTGGATTGTCACGCCGAACGAGTACGCCGATCGGAAGAAGCTCGGCGCGAAGTTCCTGCCCTGGTCCTCGTGCCACTTCGAAGCCGGCGGACCCGAGCGCAAATTCCTGCGCGAGTCGGGCTTCGAGACGTTCCCGATCATGGCGCCGCGCTGGGACATCACCGGCGAAGACACGTACGGCACCGACTGCCCGGGCATGACGGCGCTCGGCGACGTGCGCCAGCTCCAGATCATGGAGCGCGACAAGGGCCGCGCGATCAAGAAACAGATCGACCCGCCGCTGACCGGCCCGAACAGCCTCCGCTCGCAGAAGACCTCGCTCCTCCCGGGCGACATCACGTATCTCGACGTCGGCCAGGGGCAGCAGGGGCTGAAGTCGATTCATGAAATTCATCTGGACCTCGGCGACTTCCTCCGGTCGCAAAGTGCGGTGGAGTACCGGATCCAGCGCGCCTTCTACGAGGACCTGTTCCTGATGCTGCAGCGCAGCGACGACAGCCGCGGCGCGCAGCCGTTGACGGCGCGCGAAGTCGACGAGCGCCACGAAGAGAAGTACCTCGCGCTCGGGCCCGTCGTCGAGCGCACGGGCGACGAGCTGCTCGACCCGATCGTCGACCGCGTCTACAAGCTGATGGAGAAGGCGAACCTGATTCCGCCGGCGCCGCGCGCGCTCCTCGGCGTGAACCTGAAGGTCGAGTACATCTCGATCCTCAGCCAGGCGCAGAAGCTCCTCGGCGTCGTCGGCCAGGACCGCTTCCTGACGTCGGTCGCGGGGATCGCCGCGACGAACCCCGAAGCGCGGCACAAGCTCGACGCGTTCCAGGCGATCGACAACTACGGCGACATGCTCGGCGTCGACCCGCGGATCATCCGCCCAACCGCCGATGCGCAGGCGATGGCGAAGGCGGAAGCCGACGCGCAGCAGGCGGCGGCCTCGTCCGATCAGGCGTTGAAGGTCGCGCAGGCGGCGAAGGCGGCGAGTGCGTCGCCACTGACCGGCGACAGCGTCCTGAGCTCGCTCGCGTCCCAGGCCGCCCCGGGCGCCGCGGCCGCGGGATCGGTCGCGCCCTCGCAAGTCGTCCCAGGAGTGCACTGATGTTGAACCAACTCGGGATTCCCGACGCGCTCGTGCTCTCGACGCTCATCTACTGCGTCACCTGGTTCCTGATCACCACGCGCCGGCCGTAAGGGGAGGACTCGCATGAAGACACGGGCTCTGTATCTCGCGCTGCTCCTGGCGCTCGTCGCCCTCGAGGCGCACGCCGCCGTCGTGACGGCCGTCCGCGTCACCGTGGCGTCGACGGCGACGCTCATCTACACGGCGCCGCCGGGCTTTACCGGGCGCGTCCTGGTCCGCAATCCGTCCGCCGTGTCGGTCTACGTCGGCTCGGCGTCCGTGACAACGACGACCGGCTTTGAAATCGCGGCCGGCGACGCGCTCGGGATCAACGTCGTCCCGGCGGACACGCTCTACGGGATTGTCGCGACCGGGACGCAGGTCGTGCACACCATCCAGGCGGCGAACCCGCAATGAGGCGCTGGCTTCTCGCGCTCACCATTGCGCTCGGCCTCGCCGTGCTCACGGCGCACGCGCAGGAGTATTACCGCGGCGCCGGCGGGACGCCGTTCTTCTCGAGCGGCGGCGTCGCGAGCGGACAGACGCTGTTTGCGAACGGGACGGCGGCGGCGCCGGGCGCGGCGTTCGCCGCCAATACCAATGTCGGGTTCAACCTCGGCGCGGACCTGCTCGGCGGCGAAATCTTCGCCAACAGTTCCCGCATCGCGGGCTGGTATCCGAACTCGGCTCTCGGCTTCTACATCGACAGTGCGATGCCGCTCTCGTGGCGCTCGGGCGCGGCGAACCCCGACGTGCTGCTGTACCGGGACGCCGCCGCCGTGCTCGCGCTGCGGAACGGGACGACCGCGCAGACCTTCCGCGTGTACGGCAACGCGACCGGCGCGAAGTACCTGATCCTCACGCACGACGGCACGAACCCGACGATCGACTCGTCCTCGGGCGCGCTGAAGCTTGGGACGACCGCCGTCACGCCGGCGACGACCGGCACGCGCTTCCTGTGCATCTCGACGGCCGGCGTCGTCACCTCGTCGGCCTCGGCCTGCTCGGGGACCTAACCATGAACGTGCGAGACTTCGGGGCGGTCGGCGACGGCGTGCACGATGACGCGCCCGCGTTCGCGGCGGCGATCGCGGCGTTCGCGCAGTTCCACGTCGCCGGCCTCGAGGACCTGGCGACGGAACGCTACCGCGCCGGCGTGCTCAACGTCCCGCCAGGCGTCTACCGCTGCAGCGCGCCGATCGTGCTGAATCGCAACATTCACCTCCGCGGCGCCGGCGGCGCCTGGGGCGTCGGCTTGTCGTCCGTCCTGCTCTTCGATACCGGCGTGCACGGCATCATCGTCACGCGCACCGGGACCGGCGTCCTGGGCGACCCGCATTGCAACGGCGTCGGGAGCGTGATCGAGCACCTGCAAATCTCGGCGGCCGGCCAGAGTGCGCCGGCGTGCGGCGTGACGTTTCTCGTGACGGCGACCCTGCGCGACTGCCTCGTGACCGGCTTCAAGACGCACGGGATCTATATCCAGTCGGAGACGTCGGTCGGGCCGCCGGCGTGGGGCGACCAGGTCGGCGCGCAGTTCTTCACGCTCGAGGACGGCACGCTCGGCGGCACCAACGGCTGGTTTATCGCGAACGTCACGACGGAGTCGCATGGCGGCGACGGCCTGCACGTCGTCGGCTCCGACAGCAACAACGGGCTCGCGCTCAGCGTGACGTCGAATGCGAACGGCGGCTGGGCCTTCTTCGATCAGTGCTCCATCTCGACGACCTACGTGAACTGTCTCGCCGAGGGCAACACCAAGGGCGCCGTCGCGATCGCGTTCGACGTCGCGCGGATCCTGTTCCTCGGCGGCAACCTCACCGAAGGCAACGGGCCGGTCGACCATGTCGGCTACGCGACGCTCTTTGTCGGCGTGCGCGTGGCGCATCCCGACAAGCAGGACACCTGGCTCCTCGGCAACGGCGGCGGCGTGCACGTCCCGAGCCTGACGATCGAGGGCGTCGACGGCGTCGTCGTCGGCACCTTCTGCCCGCCGGACACGACCCGGACGGCGTTCATGGTCGAGGCGAACGGCGTCGCGGACACGAACCTGCGCCTGCGGTATGACGCGACGCGCAACTGCTGGACGTTCCTCATGGTCGGCGGCGTGATTCTCGCGGAGCTGCTGACGAACCTGCACCCGACGCGCCCGAATACGTTTCGTTGTGCGAACGGGCTCGTGCTCGGCGACGCGACGCTGGTCACGGCGGCCTCGAGCGCGCCGGCGAGCGGCGCGCACCAGCAGGGCGAGATAGTGAAGAACAGTGCGCCCGCAGTGGGGCAGCCGAAGGGCTGGGTCTGCACCGTCGCCGGCACGCCGGGGACCTGGGTCAGCGAAGGGGCGCTCTGATGGCCGAGCGCGCCCTGGTGAAGAACGCCGCCGACCCGCAGCAGATCAAGCGGGCCGCGCGCGTCGAGCGCAACACCTTGGCGCAGCAGCAGATCCGCTGCCAGCGCGTGCTCGAGAGTTACGACGGCCGGGCGTTCTGCTGGGACCTGCTCGACATGGCCGGCGTCTACCGCTCGATCTGGTCGCCGAGTGCCGAGATTCATTACCGCGCCGGACGGCAAGACTACGGACACGAGCTGATGGCGAAGCTGCTCGCCGCGGACGAGGGGCTGTATCAGCAGATGGAAACCGAAGCGCGGGCGCGGCTGAAACGCGACAACACCGCGACGGACGCCGCGCACACCGCCGCCGCGACCGAGGAGAGGACGACCGATGGCAACCGATGACAAAGCCGCGGGCGCAGGCACCCCCGAAGCCGGCGGCGCAGAAAAACCCGCAGAGCAGAAGCCGGCGGAACAGAAACCCGCCGAGCAGAAACCTGCGGAGCAGAAGCCGGCCGAGAAGCCGGCGGACAAGGCTGGCGAGAAGCCAGCGGAGACACCCGCCGAGGCGAAGGGCGAACCCGCGAGCAAGGACGGCGTCGTCACCGACGACACACCGAAGGCTCCCGAGAAGTACACCCTGACGATCCCGGAGGACGCGACGGCGTACGTCGATGCGGCCGACCTCAAGCAACTCGAAGCGATCGGCCGCAAGCAGGGCCTCAGCAACGAGCAGCTCCAGGCGGCGGTCGTCGAACGCGCGACCGCGATCGCGGAACAAAGCGCGACGTTCCGCGCGGAGACGGAAGCGGATCCGATCTACGGCGGCGAGCACTTGAAGGAAACCCAGCGTCTCGCCGCGCTCGCACTCGAACGCATGGCACCGGTCGGCGATCCCCTGGGCGACGCGCTGCGTCGTGACCTGGTGAAATCCGGCTTTGGCAACAAGTTGTCGGTCGTCGCCGCGCTCGCGCGCCTCGGCCGACTGATGGCGGAAGACTCGCCCGCGCGTGGATCCGGCGGCTCCGTCCCCGCGAAACGGGACGCAGCGACCGTGCTCTACGGCGAAGAGAAATCCGCCTGATCGCAGGAGACACCCGATGAAATTCGTCACCTTGATTCTCGCCGCCGTCGTGGCGATCTTCGCCGTCGACGTCGGCGCCGCCAGTCTCGCCACCCAGCACGTCGCGACGCACGGCTGGCTCTACTACACCTTGGCCGGCGGCGGCCTGGTGTTCGGCGCCGCGCTCTCCGCGACCGACCTCACCCTCGCCGATTGGGCGAAGCGCCTCGACCCGGACGGGAAAGTCCCCGTGATCGTCGAGCTCCTCGCGCAGATGAACGAAGTCCTGATCGACATGGCCTGGAAGGAAGGCAATCTCCCGACCGGCGATCGCACGACCGTCCGCACCGGGCTCCCGACCGTGTTCTGGCGCCTCCTCAACCAGGGCGTGCCGAGCAGCAAGTCGACGACCGCGCAGATCGATGAGCAGTGCGGGATGCTCGAGGGCTACAGCGAAGTCGACAAGGATCTCGCGATGCTGAACGGCAACACGAGTGCGTTCCGCTTGTCGGAGGCGTCGTCGTTCCTCGAGGCGATGAATCAGGAGTTCGTGCGCGTCCTCTTCTACGGCAACGGCGGCGTGAACCCCGAGCAGTTCACGGGGCTCTCGACGCGCTATTCGCTCTCGACGGCGGGCAACGGCGCGAACGTGCTCAAGGCGGGCGGCGCGGGCGCCGACAACGCCTCGATGTGGCTGGTCGTCTGGGGGCCGAACACGATCAGCGGCATCTTCCCGAAGGGCAGCAAGGCGGGCCTCATCCACGAGGACAAGGGCGAAGTGCTGCTGCAGAGCGCGGGCGGCGTCGCGGGCAACAAGATGGTCGCGCTCATCGATCGCTGGCAGTGGAAGGGTGGCATCAGTCTCAAGGACTGGCGCTACGTCGTGCGCATCTGCAACATCGACGTCTCCGACCTGATCGCGAACGCGGGCGCGCAGGCGGCGCTCCTGACGCTCATGGCGAAGGCGGTGCATCGGCCACCGTCGCTCCAAGTCGGCCGGCCCGTGTTCTACGCGAACCGGACCGTGCTCGAGTTCCTCGACATCCAGACGACCGCCGCCGTGTCGGTCGGCGCCGGCATCACGTTCGCGAACGTCGACGGCCAGCGCAAGTACGAGTTCCGCGGCATCCCGATCCGCACCGTGGATCAGCTCCTCGAAACGGAGGCCCTCGTCGCGTAGGCCGTTCTGGCCCGAGTGTTCCCGGGTCCGATCACCCTCGCTACCAGGAGAACCCACATGTTCATAGACGCACTTCTCGAAGTCAGCAACGCCCAGGCGTTCGGCGCCGGGGCCGTCTCGACCAGCTCGATCGACCTCGGCGTCCCCGGCGGCCTGGCACCGGCCGGCGGGACCAAGGTCAACCGCCAGATCGGCACCGGCGAGCCGCTGGGGTTCGGCATCGGGATCACGACGGCCGGCACCGTCGCCGATTCCGTCGTCGACATCATCTCGACGACCGACGCCGCGCTCACGGCGGGCCTGATCGTCCACGCGACGTACACGATCAAGCTCGCCGCGGCGCTCCTCGGCGCGCTCTTCTTCGCGCCGCTCCCGCAGGGGACCCCGACGCAGCGCTTCCTCGGCATCCGGATCACCACGGCCGGCGGCACGATCAGCGCGACGGCGTGGCTCACGACGCACTCGATGTTCTCGCTCGTGCCGGTCAGCTACGCGAAGGCGTATCTGGTCGACTAACACGGTCGGCGGCCGGCGCGGGGATCGCCTCCGCGTCGGCTGTCTTTTCCTGAGGAGTCCCACGCATGGCCGCAGCCACTCCGAAACCCGCCGCCCTCGGCGCGAAGCCGGATCCCGCGAAAGCCGCCGCGCCCGTTCTGAAACCGATCGTCCCCGGCTCGCCGGCCGCCGCGAAAGCCGCGCCGCCGACGCCGGCGCCGAAAGGGCCGCCGATGAAAGTCCGCGCGACGGCGGACGGCTACTACGCCAACGTCTATCGCCGCACCGACGACGTGTTCACGATCAGCGGCCCCGCGCACTTTTCCGACAAGTGGATGGAGCGGGTCGATGCGCGCACGCCGGAGAAGATCACCGGCGCCGGGCAGGCCGCCCTGAGCGCGGACCACGATCGCCTCCGGCGCGAAGCCGCGGGCCTCGAGGCGCGCGACCCGACCGGCGCCGGCAACCCGCTCGGCGACGACGACTAGCTCCCCCGGACGGCGCGGAGCTAGGTCACGACACGCGCCCGAATTCCCGGGCGGTGCTGGTGCCGGGCCGTCCGGACTCATTTCCCGAAGGACCTGATCGCCGATGAGCCTGTTCGGATCCGTCCAGACGCAGTACCTCGACTACACCGTGTACCTGACGGACCCGGTGCGCGTGAAGGCGTTGATCAACTCGGCGGGCCCGAACGTGATCGCCAAGATCAACATGGCGCCGCAACAGGCGTCGATCTTGTATGGCGCGCCGATTCAGCCGGACAGCTTTCCCGCGAGCTACCCGTGCACGCGCTCGCAATACATCACCTCGGCCGCGGTCAATTACCCGTACGACCTGGCGAGCTTCGACCGCGATCCCGGCGGCTGGTTCGGCTGGCTCGCCGGCACCACGACACATTTCATCTGGCGCGGCTCGTTCGCGCTCGCGCCGAACAAGGCAGGGACCGGCGTCGTCCCGGTCACGCCGATGGCGCAGCGGCATTGGCTCGACGGCTTCGAGCTGCCGGCGGCCGGCGGGAACTGCTCGCGCGATGCGTCGCGGCATCTCGGCGGCTACGGCCTGAAGTTCGATAACACGACGGCGATCTCGACGACGCACAGCCCGATCGAAAACGGCGATTACAGCGGCGGCGATCACAACGCGCTGCATCAACAGTGGGAGCGGTTCTATTTCCGTGTGCGTGTGCTGCCGGTCGGCGGCAAGTCGCGGCTGTGGCGCGTGCGCGGCCTCTCGAGCAACAACGCCGGCGCCGCGCTCGACCTGCTGCCGGACGGCACGATCCTGAATGCGTTCATCGACGCGGGCAACGTCGAGACGCAGCTCGGCGTCGCCGGGCAGGGCACGAAGATCCTCGTCAACGTCTGGCACAAGCTCGACCTGGTCTACCAGTTCTTCCCGGGCGAGCCGGACATGCCGACGCAGTACAACGACTCGGCGTATCTGCAGGTCTTCCTCGACGGCTCGCACCTCCTGACGGTGGTCGACCAGGGGAACGGGCATCTCTCGAATCAACGCATCGGTACGTCGGAGCTCGGCGGCGGCCCGGCGAATGGCCTCTGCTGGGACGTGGACGACTGGATGGGCGCGGGGTACCCGACCGGCGGCCAGACGGCGCATATGTTCGATCCGATCGCGTACCCGCCCGGCGGCCTCGACTGGCTGAACGGGAGCCGGATCGCGCTGGTCGGCGCGACGGGGTTCGGGTCGGATAACGCGGGGACGTGGGCGGGCGACTGGCGCCTGGCGCTGCAACGGCCGATCGGGAACGCGACGCCGCAGTTGCTGACGGTCGCCGCGAACAACGTCCGGCTCACGCTGTCGACCGACGCCGCGCGCGAAGTCGACGCCGTGCCGAACTCGCTCGGCATGGCCGCGGTCAGCGTTGCGGCGTACCAGATGCGCACGGCCGGCGTCGACGGGACGCTCGGCTTCCGCCTGGGCGCGCTGACCTCCGTCGTCGCGATCGTGCAGGGGCTCGCGCTGCAATGGAACCGGGTGCTCTACAGTTTCGTGTCGCTGCAGCCGGTCACGCCGGCGACGTTCCCGACGCAGCCGCTCGAGCTGATTCACAACTCCGGCACCAGCGAGTCGCTGCAGACGCTCGCCGCGGAAGTCGAGCTCATCGGCATCTTCGGGCCCGAGGACGTCCCGCCGGCGGGCAATGCCACGAACGCCCCGACCATCGCGCCGGACATCGGCAGTCACAACGCGCCGTATCCGCATTCGCCGTGGGCGAAGAAGGGGCTGCCGCCGCTTAGTCCGGTCGTCGTCGTCGGCGGGACCTACATCGGCAACGGGACCTTCCAGGATCTGCCGTTCAAGGTGCCCGTGCATTTCTTCTGGGTCCGGCCGCTCACCGGCGGGTCCGGCGGCGTGCAATGGTGGAGCTCGCTCACGGTCGGGCACGCCGGCGGCGGCGAAGGCCCGGACCCGGACGGCGTGCTGCAGGCGCTGATCGATCCGAGCTTCAACGGCGGGCTCTCGCTCGACGCGCAGCAGCAGCAGACGCTGCTGCGGATCGCCGGCGCGAATGCGAACAGCAACGCGAACGGCGTCACCTACCAGTACCTCGCGATCTCGGATCCCGGCGAGCGGTTCCTGGCGGCCGGCGCGCTGAAGGTCACGAACCAGACGATCGACATCGTGAGCGCGCTCGACGACTCGACGTTCACGCCGGAGGCGGCCTTCGTCTTCCAGGAGCGCAACGGCACCTCGCAGACCGTCCATCTGTTCTACAAAGGGCCCGGCCATCCGGCGACGGCGATCACGCAGCTGCAGGGCTCCTCGATCGGGACCGGCCTCAAGTTCAGCAACGGCACGCTGACCTCGAGCGTCGGCCTGATGAACGCCAGCGACGACGAGATCGGGTACCTCGCCTTCCGCCGCAACGATGGCAGTCAGGATCCGGGGATCCCGCGCGTGCTCGCGCTCGCGAGCTACGTCGGCGACGGCGCCGCGGCGCGCACGATCAGCCTGGCGCCCGTGAGCGGCCGGTATCCGCTCTGGGCGATCGTCGTCCCGCACACCGACGTCGCCGTCTACCGGGACGCCTCGCACACCGGCACGACCTCGACGACGTTCCCGTCGACGCCGAACGCCGCGACGGGCATCACGGCCGGCGGCCTCGATAGCATCTCGGTCGGGAGCGCGCTCAACCAGAACGCCGTCGCGTACGACGTCTTCGTGATCCCGGGCGACACGGTCGCCGGCAATAACGGCTTCTCGATCAACGGCGAATTCATCCCGGTCGAACCGACTGCGGGCACCGGGACGCAGTTCGATCCGACACCGGCGACGCCGGAAGAAAACAACGCGCCGGCCGATGGCGGCGACGGGAGCGGGGACACCGGCGGCGGCGGATCCGGCGGCGGGACCGACTTCACGGGGACGTGTCAGGGCGCCTCGCAACAGATCATCAACACGGCGCTCTCACACCTGGGCGTGTCGATTCAGGTCGACGACGTCGTCAACGAATTGACGGAGGCGGCGACGTGCGCGCGCCTGCACTACGCGGACGATGTCGATGCGACGCTCCGCGCGTTCCCCTGGCCGTTCGCCACGCGCTACGCCGACCTGGTGCTCGTGGCGGGGACGCCGGCCGTCCCGGTCAATGGGGACTGGACGTACGCCTACCGGACGCCGGCGGACTTCCTCTTTGCGCGACGCCTCGTGAGCCCGGCCGGGACGCGCCGCAGCTACGATCCGCGGCCGCCGACATTCCGCCTCAGCTCGGACGACGTCGGGCCGCTCCTCTACACGGACACGGTCAACGCGGACGGCCTCACGGCGACGCTCGAGTACACGCGCCGGCCGGTCTGCGCGGCGTCGACGGGCGACAGTCTCTTCCGCGCCGCGCTGGCGTGGAAGCTCGCGCACAGCTTCGCGCCCGTGCTCTCGAAGGACGAGAAGAAGGTGCAGTACTGCTGGTCGATGTTCCTGCAGGTCCTCAGCGTGGCCGCGACGAAAGCGTCGGCGGAAGTCCAGCAGGAGAAGACCGGCGGCCCGGACTGGCTCGACGGCCGCGACGGATCGCCGGACTGGATCCGAGGCCGGGAATGAACGGCGAACTGCCGACGCTCAAGATCATTCCGGAGCTCGTGCTGCGCGACGTCGAGCTGTTCAGCAGCGAACGCATCGCCGACATTCTCGACCGCTGCGAAGCGCTGGGCTTCTCGCTCGAGGCCGGCTCGCCACTCGACGACCTGACGCTGCGCGAGCTCGCGATCCTGACCGACGAGACGCGGGGCGCGAACTAAATGGGCCAGACGACCATTCAGCGGGCGTTTTCGGGCGGCGAGCTGGCGCCCGCCCTGGCCGCGCGCGCCGACGAGGCGAAGTATCAGACCGGCCTGCGGACCTGTCGCAACTTCCTCATCCTCCGGCACGGCGGCGTGGCGAACCGGCCCGGCTTCCGCTACGTCGCGACGACGAAGACCAGCGCGACCGACACGTTCCTCCTGCGCTACGTCTCGGCGGTCGACGGCGCCTCGTGCCTGATCGAGGCGGGCCCGCACTACCTGCGCTTCTACCACAACGGCGCGCTCGTGCGGCTGACCGGCGTCGTCGCGTACGACGGGGCGATCTTCAACAACCCGGGCGACATCGTCTCGAGCGGCGGCGTGAACTACTACGCCATCAAGCGCAACACGGCGACGGCGCCGCCCAACGCGACGTACTGGTACGCGATGCCCGACGACATCCTCGAGCTCCCGACGCCGTTCGGGAATGCCGGGTTCGCCTGGGTCCAGAGCGGGACGACGATCACCATGACGTCACAGCTCGTCGCGCCCTACGAGCTGATCAACCTGGTCGATGGCACGTTGGTCTCGTGGGTGATTCGCCAGGTGCCGACCGTCCCGATGATTGGACCGCCGACCGGCATCCTGATCACGCCGGGCGCGGCGGGCACGCTTAGCTACACCTACATCGTCACGTCCCGCGATGATGCGACCGGCGAAGAGTCCGGGCCCTCCGCCATCGCGCAGGTCACGAACATCCTGGCCCCGACACCGACTGCGCCCAACGTCCTGACGTGGACGGCGCCCGTCGACATTGGCCTGCTGCCCGGCGGCGCGATCCCGACGACGTACGACGTGTATGTCGACCCGTTCGGCAACGGCGTCTTCGGGTACCTCGGCACGACGACCGGCGGCGTGACCTTCAACGACGTCGGCGACGATCCCGACTTCACGCGCACGCCGCCGATCCCGCGCGTGATGTTCAAGGACGCGTTCGGCGCGAACGACTACCCGGCAACCGCCGGCTACTACCAGCAACGCCGGTTCTTCGCGAACACGCCGAGCGTCAGTGATGGCGTCTGGGGCTCGCGCATCGGGCTCGTGAGCAATTTCAACATCTCGAGCCCGCTCCAGGACGACGACGCGATTACGTTCCGGATGGCCGGCAACCAGCACAACCCGGTCCGGCACCTGATCGGGCTGCGCGCCCTGGTCGTCCTGACCGGCGGCGGCGAGTGGACCGTCGCGGGCGCGCCGACGCTCAACGGGCCGGTGAATGTGCCCTTGAGCCCGAACAGCATCGACGCGCAGCAACAGGGTTACGCCGGCGTGAGCACCATCCGTCACGTGATCGTCGGCGACAAGATCCTGTACGTCCAGGCGCGGCAAACGATCCTGCGCGACCTCGGGTTCGATCAAGCGCAAGCGGGCGGCACCGCCGGCCTGAGCGGCAAGGACCTGACGCTCTTTGCGGCGCATCTCTTCGACGGCTTCACGATCGACCGCGTCGACTTCCAGCAAACGCCGCACTCGATCATCTGGACGATCCGATCGGACGGGACGCTGCTCGGCCTCTCCTACATCCCCGAGCAGGACGTGTGGGGCTGGTCGCGCCATGACACCGGCGCCGGCGGCTTGTTCGAAGACGTCTGCGTGGTGCCGGAGTTCACGGAGGACGCGCTCTATGTTCTGGTGCGTCGCACGATCGGCGGGGCGTTCGTGCGTTATATTGAGCGGCTCGCCCCGCGCCTCATCGTCGATTTCAACGCCGACAGTTTCTTCCTCGACGCCGGCCTCACCTACACCGGGCCGCCCACCGTCACGACGATCGCCGGGCTCGATCATCTCGAGGGTCAGGTCGTCGCGGTCGTCTGCGACGGGGTCGTCGTCTTCAATGGCGATCCCGCCAGTCTCCAGGCCCCGAGCTTCACGGTCCTCGGCGGGACGATCGCCGCGGTGCTGCCGGCCTCGACGATCGTGCATGCCGGGCTCCCGATTCGCTTTGCGGAGATTGAGACGCTCGACCTCGACGTCGCGGGGGCCGCCGTGCGCGACAAGAAGAAGCGCGTCGGGTCCGTGTCGCTGTTGCTCGAGCACTCCGTGCGGACGTTCTCGGCGGGACCGGATTCGACGCGCCTCGTGCCGCACAAGCTCAAGCCCTACGAGGTCGGCCAGGCGGGCGTGTCCTACACCGGGCAGCAGGAGATCACGATCCCGGCCAGCTACAACGACTACGGCCATGTCTTCATCCGGCAGACCGATCCGCTGCCGTTGACGGTGCTCGGCTTGATGCCCAACGTGGAACTCGGAGGCTGACCGATGGCGAAGCTCGTGAGCATGAAAATCGCGAAGGGCGACCGCGACGCCAAGCTGGATCAGCCGTCGACGTTCGCGACCGAGGGCCCGCTGTACCCGTGGGGGATGGCGATTTCCCTCGACGACGACGCGCTCGAGAAACTCGGCTGGGACATCAAGGACTTCACGGTCGGCGCGACGTTGACGCTGATCGCGAAGGTGGAAGTGACGTCGCTCTCGAGCAACGAGAGCCAGGGCCAGGACGCGCGGCAGAACGTCGGCCTGCAGATCACCGACTGCTGCCTCGAGGACGGCGCGAAGAAAGCGGCGTCGGCCGCGAGCGCCCTGTACGACAAGGGCGAATGATCCACGTCCCGCCCGCCTCCACGCGCCCGGTGCGCCGCACGCTCGACGGCGCGCGGTTGACCGTCGTCGTCAACGACCCCGAGGTGCGCCCGACGATCGGCGGCGACGGCGCGCTCGATCTGACGCCGCTCATCCAGGATCCGCTCAACGTCTGCTTCGAAACCGATCACGGCGGGATCCTGTGTCTCGCCCTGGGCTCGGGGCGGTACGACGTGCATTCGCTCTTTCTCCCCGAGGGCCGCGGCGCCGAGGCGTTCGACGCGATGCAGGCGGTCGCCGACTATATGTTCAGCGCGACCGACTGCACCGAAGGGCGGACGACCGTCCCGTGCGCGCATCGGCCGGCGGCGTTCGCCGCGCGCAAGGCCGGGTTTGAATCGCGGTTCACGATCGCGATCCCGTGGACCGGCGGGACGCCCGTCACGGCGGAGTTCTTCGCGCTCCCGATCGAACGCTGGGCCCTGAAGTCGCCGACGACCGCGCCGCTCGGCGCGTGGTTTCATACGCAGCTCGCCGACGCGAAGGCCGCCGCGGGCTCGCCGCTTCCGACCCACGCGGACGACCCGGTCCATGACGCGATCGTCGGCGCCGTCGTCCTGATGGTGCAGGCTGGCAATCCCGAGAAGGCCGTCCGTTTTTATAACGTGTGGGCGGGCTGCACGCAGTACGCGCCGATCGTCCTCGTCCGGACCCGACCGATCGTGCTCGACGTGCAGGACGCGCTCGTCGAGGCCTCCGCTGGTGGATTCGAGGTGCTGCGATGCCGGTAGGCGCCGTCATCGGCGTGGGGCTCCTCTCGACGGCTGTCTCGGCGTACGCCCAACACAAGGCCGGCCAGGCGCAACAGGCGGCCGGCGACGCGCAGCAGGCCGCCGCGAACAGCCAGGCGGATCTCGCCGACTACAACGCGAGCGTCGCGGACCTCCAGGCGAAGGACGCCGTCGAGAAGGGCCAGCAGGACGCGGACACGTTCCGGACCCAGATCCGCGGCGCCATCGGCGCGCAGCGCGCGGGCATCTCGGCCAACAACGTCGACGTCGGGTTCGGCTCCGCGGTCGATGTCCAGGCGGACGCGGCGTACACGGGCGAGCTCGACGCGCTGCAGATCAAGAACAACGCGGCGCGCACGGCCTGGGGGTTTCAGGTGCAGGCGCAGGACCTGCGGACCTCCGCCGACATCGCCCGCAAGACGGGTGTGTATGACGCAGCGGCGGGATCGGCCGCGGCCGGGACCGCGAACCTCGCTGCAGCCGGGACGCTCATCGGCGGCGCGGCCTCCATCCTCGGCAAGAAGTACGGATACGGAACGTAGATCATGCCGACCGTCTCCCTCTACGGCGCCCGCAAAGTCGACGCGACGCTGATCCCCGGCGTGCGCAAATCCGCGGCCGAGACGCCGGACTCCGAAGGCGCAGGCCTCGATCTCGCGAACGCCCGGCAGGACACCGAGATCGCGAGCCTCGGCCAGGAAGGCGCAACGATCGCGGGGCACGCGCTCGATGCGATGCAGACCGCGTCGGCCCAGGCCGATCAGGTCGCGACGCTCGACGCGCACAACCAACTGCTCGACGCGAAGACGGGCCTGCTGTGGGATCCGACGAGCGGCGCCTTGAACGTGAAAGGGAAGGCCGCGGTCGGCAACGTCGATCCCGTCCTCGGACAATTCGACGACGCGGCGGACGCGATCGCGGACGGCCTGACCAACGACAAGCAGAAGCTCGCGTTCCAGAAACTCCGCGACAACGAACGGCAAGGGCTGAACCTCGACCTCGAGCGGCACGCCTCCGGCCAACTCCAGGAGTACGACGCGCAGACGGTCGCCGCCTTCAGCGACAACAAGCAGAACGAGGCGGCGGCCAACGCGCAGGATCCGGGCCGCGTCGGCCAGGCGCTGGGCGAAGGCGTCGACGCGCTCAAGGCGGCGGCGCCGCGTCAGGGCTGGTCGCCTGAGGTGCTACAGCAGAAGGTCGAGAACTTCCAGACGGCGACGTTGACCGGCGTGATCGGGCGGCTGCTCGACAACGGGCAGACGGCCAGCGCGAAGGCGTACTTCGACGAAACGAAATCGCTCATCAAGGGCGACGCGCTCGGCGCCATCGAGAAGGCGCTCCAGGTCGGCCAGGCCAAGAGCACGGGGATTCAGGAAGCCGACACGATCATCGGCAAGGGCGGGACGCTCGCCGAGCAGCTCGAGCAGGCCAAGCAGTTCCCCGACAAGGTGCGCGAGGTGGTCGAGTCGCGCATCGAGCACGCGAACGGGCTGAAGGTCCAGGCCGAGCATCAGCAGACCGAGACGCTCCTCACGCAATCGTACGACGCGCTGACGAAAAGCGGCGGGGACCTTACGACGATCCCACCCTCCGTGCAGGCGACGCTCGCGCAGCACATGCCGGCGCTGTCGTCCTACGCGAAGACGCTCAGTAAGGGCGACAAGGTCGAAACGGATCCGGCCACGTTCTACGCACGCATTGACGAAGCCGGGAAGGATCCGACCGCGTTCGCGGCGCGCAACCTCCTGGCCGACCGCGGGAAGCTCGACGACGCGGACTTCAAACACCTGGCGGACCTGCAGCTCTCGGTGCGCAAGGGCGACACCGCGGCGGCGAATCGCGTGCTCGCGCCGTTCACCGTCTCGACGCAGATGGTCAACGACTCGCTCGTGCGCTTCGGGCTCGACCCGACCGCGAAGCCGAACACGCCGCAGGGGAAAGCCAACGCGACGCTCCGCACCATGCTCCGCCAGAACGTGACGGACCTCGAAACGCTCACCGGGAAGAAAGCGACGGACGTCGACATTCAGGCGCAGCTCGACAAGATCCTGTCGGCCTCGCACACGACACCCGGCTCCTGGTGGGCCGTCGTGCCGTTCTCCGGCGTGCCGCTCTCCGGCTTCAGCGACAAGACCGCGAGCACGATCAACCTGACGATCGCCGACGTGCCGGCGGCCGACAAGCTGCAGATCACGAGCGCCCTGCAGCGCAGCGGCCGCGCCGTGAGCGACGCCACGATCCTCGATGCCTACCAGCAGATGCAGCTGCGAAAGCCGAAGTAGATGGACGCCGTCGAGGACCCTGGCGTCGAGCAGCTCGACCCGGAGCAAGCCGCGCCGCCACAGCCGGCATTGTCACCTGACAAAGGCGCGACGGAACCGGGACAAATTATACCGACCGGTATAAATTCACCGACCGGTATAAATTCGCCCGCCACGCCGAACGCCTATGACCAGATGTTTCAGGAGCAGGACGCCGGGCGCACTCAGGCGCTGCGGACCTCGGTCGTGCAGGCGACCGACGCCGGCACGCCGCCCGATCGCGCCGCCGACATTCAGCGGCTCTCGACGCAGACCGGGATCTCGGCGGACATCGTCGGCCGCAACTACGACGCGATCAAGAAACGCGCGGCGATCCAGGCCGTGCCGTTCGATCAGATTCATCGCGACACGCCGGCGGTCGCGAGCTTCATCGCCGATCCGGCCAACGCCGCCGTCGCCCACGACGATCTCCCGCAGCTCGGCGCGCTCGACTGGACGCTGCAACAGGCCAAGTGGTTGCGCGACATGCCGGCGCGCGCCATCAGCGGCACCCTCAACCAGCAACGCTACGCCACGCTGCGCGCCTACGACGTGCTCGGCGTCCCGCTGACCCAGGCCGATCGCGATGAGATGGCGAGCACGAAGATCGCCGCCGATCGCGACGCCGATCTCGGCGCCGGCAACTCGTGGTTCAAGGGCGCGCTCACGAAAGGGATGGGACTCCTCACCTTCGCGGCCAGCTCGTCGCCGTACGCCGTGGTCGGCGCGGCGCTCGGGACGGCGGTCGGCGCGGCGATCGGGTCCGTCGTCCCGGGACCGGGCACCGCGGCCGGCGCCATCGAAGGCGCGCAAGCGGGGTACGAAGGCGGCGAACTGTACGGCCTCGGCAAGACGGCGGTCCTGACGGAGATCGGATCGAGCTACGACCAGTACGCCGCGATCACGGACGCGACCGGCCGACCCATCGACCCGAACGCCGCGCGCATGGCGGCCATTCTCACCGGCGTCGTCAACACGGGCTTCATGGTCGTCGGCGGAAAGCTCGTGCGGATGGCGATCCCCGGCGCGGAGAAGTTGACCGGCGCGGCGGGGCGCGTCGCCATCACGGCGGCGTTGCGCAATCCCAGCTTCGTGAGCGCCCTGGCCGACGCGGGCCTGAGCTTCACCGGCGCCATCGCGGAAGGCGCCGGCCTCAATGCCGCGATGAAGACGGTCAGCATCGCGGGCGGCGAGCTGGCGAAGTCCGCCTCAAGCGCGCCCACCGTCCCGACCACCCTCGGCGCGGCGACGGCCGAGGTGGGACAGGCGGCGCTCGAGGGCGTGCAGAGCTTCGCGCTCGTCGGCGCGCTCGGCGCCGCGAAGCAGTACGACGCGACGCGGGCGCAGCAGGCCCAGCACGGCCCCGTCGTCCTCCAGGCGCTGCGGGAAGGCGCCGAGCAGTCGAAGCTCGCCGCCCGGTCCCCGACCGCGTTCCGCGCGTTCCTCGAGCAAGCCGCGCCCGACACGACGCACTACCTCCCGCTCGCCAGCCTGGAGGACTACGCGCGATCGAAGGGCGAGGACCCGAAGGCCGCGGCCGCCCGATTGACTGGCGATCCCGGCGCCTACGATCGGGCGCAGCAGACGAGCACGGACCTCCCGATCACGCCGGCCGACTACCTGACGCGGCTGCCGGCGGCCGACGATGCGTTCTTCCAGCAGGAACTCCGGCTGAACGATCCGACCGCCATGAATGCGCGCGAGTCGGCGGCGTGGCTCGAGGAGGAGAAGCAGAAGGCCGCCGAGCCTCCAGCCCAGAACCCTCCGCCCTCCGCGCTCGAGCAGGCGCACCAGGTGCTCGTTGACACACAGACCGCCGCCGGCCTCGCGCCGGACGTCGCCGAGGATCACGCGGCGCTCGTGCGCGCCGGCTTCGGGCAGATGGCGGCGGACGCCGGCGTCGACCCGGCGATGGTCTACGCGGAGCGCGGGATCCGCGTGCAGGCTGCAGCCGAGCCGGATGTGGCACGTGGAACGTCGGAGGTCGCGCCGGTGCCCGCGGCCGCTGGCGACGTGGCCGCCTCTGAGCCGATCGCCGCGCCGATCGAGGGGGAGGCCGCCTCGCTGCCGGACGCCGCAGCAGCGCCTACAGCGACGTTCAAGGGCTACGACGAGAGCGGGGCGATCTACGACGTGC